GCCGAGGGCGAGAAGGTGACGCCAGCGGCGGTCAGCGTGCCAGCGGCATCGACGACGTACTGATAGCCGGAGACCTTCTCGACGGTGCCAGCGTTGCCGGCGTTGATCGCGCCACGGAACTTGATGTCGCCTTCGACGTCGATTTGGAACGGGTCAAAACCAGCGCCGTTCCAGACGTAGATGCGCTTGTCGGTGGTCGAGTAAACCGTCAAACCGGCGTTGTCCATACCGAGTTGAGCCGCCAGAGCGGTCATGCCCGATGCGGACAGGTTCTGCAGGCGGGCACCGATCAGTTGGCCGACGTTAACGAGGTCAATATCGTAATAAAAAGCCTTTGAAGCCATTTGAATCTCCTAGAGAGTAAGGTTGTCAGCCCTTCTCCCCTGCCCTAGACTGGGCATTCGCGGTCGGGGAACCCCCTTTGCACGGGCCAGTGCATCGGGGCGTGCCTCACGGCACGGTCAAAAACTCAATTTGGCCGTCAGGCCGGTCATGTCGAGGTTGGCCTCGATGACCACCCGACCGCTCTGGTGACGCACCACGACGCCTACCTCCGCGCCATCGGCATCGACCACTACAACACTTGCCGCCAGCACACCGCATGGCAGAGGAATCGTCGCCACGCGCCCACTTAGCGGTTGCAGATACGGCGGGATTCGCCCACCGCCAAACAACTCAACTGGGAACTGCTTGGTGACACCGTTCTGATTGCCGACCAGCACCTCGACACCGTCAAGGTTCTCGGCGCGCGGCAGTTGGCTGACGCGGATGCTGTTGGTCACAGGTCAGTCTCGATCTGCGTTGTCCGAGTCACACGTCCAGCCGCGTCGTACTCGACCTTGCTCTCGGTCTTGCGCGGCGGCAGGTTCACATTGACTTCGGGCGGCGGCAACACCGCCTCCACGCTCACATCCGGCGCGGCCACATCCACCTTCACCTCAGGCGCGGCAACATTAACGACTGGCTCAAACCTGACGTCAGCGGGCTGCACATCGACCTTGACCTGCGGTGCCGGCAGGTTGACCACTGGTGCATCGACATGCACCACAGTCTCGCCCGTCTTAATTTCCGGCAGATGAACCGTCATGGCCGGCGTCGCCACCGACACATTGATGACTGGCTGGCTCTTGAACTCAGCCGCCAGTTCAGCCATGCGCGCCTCTTGGCCACCATTCGGACCCGCTTGGTCGACCGGCACCATCGCGCCTTGGATAAGCAACTTGTCGCCGCCCTCCTGCGCTGGCAGATGCTCCCAAGCGCGAGCCTCGTTCGGCGTAATCAGCCCGCTCGCTATGCCGACACGATAGGACTCGTACCGGCTCTTCATGTCAGCACGCAGCAGCGCATCAAAGTCGAACTCGATCTCAATGCGTCCGCGCTCACCAGTAGGCAGCAGATGCGCCGCCATGCTCGCTTCAATCTTCTCCAACAGAGGCCGCAGCGTCAGCTTGTAGAAGCCCGCCACGATCTGCTCAATGCCGGACCCCCACACGGTGCTTCCGGCGTTGTCATTGACCATCACGCTCGGCACGCCGTACCAGCGGCAGATTTCTGCAATCTGAAACTTGCGCGACTCCAATAACTCGATGTCCTGCGGACTCAAACTGATGGCGTCGAACTTCATGCCGCCTTCAAGCACCATCAGCCGCTCATCCGCCGACACCGTGAGCGTGTTGAACGAACGGCGAATCTGGTCGCGCTGCTCTGGCGTCAGAAACCGATCCAGCGACAGCACGCCGCTCGGCTTCGCGCCGTTGCGGTAGACCTTGCCGACCGCGCCCTCAGCGGCCTGGGCGATGCCAAGCGTGTTGCGCTGGAACGCCAGCGGTGACAAGCCGACAATGCCATTGCCCATCAGCTTTAGGTGCCAAATGCTCTGCGCGGCGTAGACCGCCACGCCACGGTCGTCGGTGTACTCATACACCACCGAACCGTCATCCAACATGCGCGTGTCTACCATCGCCGACATCAGCGGCAGCAAACTCGTGATGCGCTCGCCGCTGCGCTCAACCAGCACATACGCGTTGCCGCTGGTGATGAGGTTCAGCAGCAGAGTCTCAAAGAACTCAATGCGCGTCTGATATCGGTTGACCATGCCGCGCATCAGCAGAGTCAGCGGGTGCAACTCCGCCACCCGACGGTCCTCGCCATCCAGTTGCCATACCGTGACGGGCAAGCTGGCCACCGTCTCTGCGATCAGCTTGACGCAGGCCCACACCGCCGACAACTGCATGGCCGAGTCGAACGTGACGGGAGCAGCAGACGTCTCGCTATACCCCTGCGGGCTCGGATACTGCACACCGACCCTACGGCGCAGCCCCCCCATCACCCAACTTCCAAGACTCTGAAAGACGTTCATACCAGCCCGACAGAAAGCGGCGACCCTATGAACCCGTCAAAGTCTCCAGAATCCTCTTGCGACTTGCCGGCCACACCCATCGCCATCGCCAGCGCAACAGCGCCGTCAATGCGACCCGTAGCCTTGGCCTTGTTCAGCTTCCGATTGCCCGCCGCATCCATCTCAATCCGGCTGTTGCTCATGCACATCGTCAGCACGGGATGCGCCCCATGCAGCACAGTGTTGTTCAGCAAAGCCGTCTCCAAGATGTCAATGGCTGGGGCCATGTCACGAAAGCCCTGCCCAAAGGGAATCAGCGGCAAATCCACGCCAAGTCCCTGCATTTCCTTAACCAGAAGGTCAAAGCGCCACCTGTCAAAGGCCACGCCGACCACGTTTACGCCGGTCAACCGCTCCGCGATGTCTCGCGCCACATACTCATAGTCAATCGACTGACCCGGCACCACATGGATGTACCCTTGGTCCGCCCACACGTCATACGGCGCACGATCCCGCTTGCTACGGTCCAGCAAACTGTCACCCGGCGTCCAGAAGTGCGCCTCTATGTGCCACTTGCCGTCAGCCAAAGCCACCATCACCATCGCGGTGAGGTCATTCCGCGCCGACAAGTCGATGCCGACCCACGTCGGGTGCGTCTCCCACACCAAACCGTCCGGCGGGCCACCGTTGGCCTCCCACACCGCCCTCGAGATGAACGGCGACGTCATCTCCACCCGCTGATTGAGGTACAGATTGCGAAAGGTCGGCTCAAACGAGGGCATACGCACAGCCCTCTCGGCCATCTCGCGCACATCCGGCAGGCTCCGAAACACCCCGAGGGCAGGATTGGCACACCTCCAGCCCTCCTCACACGTCAGTTCAGCGTCCTTCGACGCCTCATAGACCCGACTGACGATTCGAGGGTCTCCAGAATCTCGGGCATCGTCCAGCCAGATGCTGAACAGATCGCCGTCATTCGCCGCCTGCGTGCTGATGCCCAACAGTAACGGCGATTCATGCGCCCCCTGTGACGTAATGATCGCGTCCACAAAGTCAGAACGCGGCCCGCGAACCTGACCCACCTCATCGAGGATGGCCAGCACAGGCGACAAACCATGCGCCGTAGGCCCATCAGCCGCCAGCGCCCGATACTCCACATTCTTCCGCAGACCGATGAGCCGCTTGCTCGACGGCACGGTGCGCACCACCCGAGCCAACTCAGGGTTCATCTGCACCATCTTCGACGCCAGTGCAAACACGAGCGCCGCTTGGTCACGCGACATCGCGCCAGAAATGATCTGGCTGTTCAACTCAGCCACCGGCCCGCACAAGTGGGCCAGCAGAATCCCCGCGATCAGCGCGCTCTTGCCGTTCTTACGCGCAATGCTCAAGTACGCTCGCCGAGTTCCGGCTGGGTTGTCGTACACGTCCAGAATGAACTGCCGCTGGAACGGCTCCAGCACAATAGGCTTGCCGACGTGCGCCCCCTCAGGGGTGTAAATGTAGGTCTGAATGAACGCGCAGACCTTCTCGCCACGGGTCATGCAAGCAACGATTCGCTATGCACCAGTTGCAGCGCAGCGCGCTCGAGGTTGCGGCGCGGTTCCAGCTTGTCCACAGCACCCAAACTGCGACCGCCCATACGCAGCGTCCGCATCAAAGCCATTTCCCGCTTCGATAGCTGATCCACAATCTCGGCACGCGGGTTCTTCCGCAACATGCCGCTAGGCCCAGCCACCACCCAACCCTCTTCGTCCAGCAACACCTGCTGATCCCGCCGGTCACGCATCACCGAAGCCAACTCCACCGCAACAGCCAACGTCGCCTCAGTCCACTCGTCACGCGCACGCTCCCGCACAACATCACGGAAGAACGGCTCGTCACCAGCACGCAACGGCACATGGTCCGGCGGCTGCAACTCAGGCAACTGGGCATTACGCATGGCCAGCACCGCCGCATCAGCAGAATCAGAGCGAAGCCTGCGGGCAGAGGGTTTCATCGGAGTTATCTCTTATCAGTAAAATGCGAGTCCGGTGGCGGTATTCAGCGATATTGGGCGTGACTTTCGAG